GCCGGTTGGCTTGCCGGCCATTGAGCATTCGGGAACTCTTCGGCAAGCTGAATGCCACCTACGTGCCAGTCCGCGACAGCAACGTGGATGCCGCAATCAAGGCAGGAAACGAAGCCCGAACCGCGCTGCGCAACGCCGCAAAGCTCATGGCGGACATCGATCCCAAGCTGGCGCGAAAAATGCACAGGGCCGCAGACGAGATCGCTTACGGCGTTCGGCGTCTATGGTCGCTTTAGAGCGTCAGTCCGCACTTCGCCCCGAGATACGTCTGCAAGTTCGCGATTTCGGTCGTTGTTGGCGTGCCGTCCAAAATCACGCCGCCGTAGAATCGGATGTTTGAAGCGCTCGCCCCAGTAATGCTGATGCCGCCGATGATGAAGCTGCTGTTCGGAGGGTTCGAGCTTCCGGCGTTCGCGGTCGCATATGCGCCGTTGTTGACTGCAAGCTTTGAAGCGCCGGCAATATGACGCGCCGTGACCACCCCGTTGGAGCCGATTGAAAGTCCGCTATTGTCCAGGTTTGCCGGCGCGCTAGATGCATCCGTCAGGCGCAGAGACGGTGAACTTGGCTGCTGGGCAAGAGCCCCGATCGCTGTCGCGCTGAATCCGCAGATGCAGTCCCCGGCCGTCCACGAAACCTGCTGAATCGCGAAAATGATGTCGTATGGCAAAGTGAGAGTAATTGAGGCACTCATGGCATCGTTCACGCCGTCAAACAAAAGGTAGGGATGCCCGCTGCCGTCGATTTGATACGTCGGCTTAAACGATCCTGTTGGTTGGACGAAGTTGTGTGCGTTGCCGCTCTTGTCCGAGATGCCTTGAACGCCGGTTCCGGGCGTGAATGTCCCGCCACTGACTAATGCAATCGTGGAATTGTCAGACACGTCCCACCACGCGAGCAACTTGCTCCCGAGGTCGGTGGGGACGAAGGCTGGTGCTGCCGACGCCGACCCAATCATCAGCATCGCATTCGTAAACGGCAGCATCAGCCAAAGCCCTTGCCGGACAGGAACGCATCGAACTTGGGCGTTGAAGCATCGGTGCAGAACACCGTGATCCGGTCGCGCTTGCTCGCCGTGGTGGTGAGCGTCGGCGCTCCGGTCGTGCCCCAGTCGAATGACGACGGCCATGTCATCGTCCGCGATCCGGTGCCGTCCTGAATGACGCCGAGCGAATAAGTCGCGCCCTCCTTCGGATTGCTGACCGCCAGCGTCCGGTTGCCGCCGAGCGTCACCTTGGCATTGATCGCCGTGGACATATCCCACGAGACCGTCGCCGCATCGGTGAGCGTCTGCACTGCCATTGCGGACTGGAGAACGTCGGCCAGAACCAGCTTGCCGGAGGTTCCCGCCCTGACCTGTGCGGCGGTGGCTTCGTTCAGCGTTACCGTCACATCGTTGGTGCTCGTGGTCGCCGTAACCCCGGCACCGACCCAGTTGATCGAAGCCAGAGAAGAAGTGAGGGTTGTTCCCTCTTCCTTGGCGGTGATGGACGCTGCGCTTGCTGCCAGTGTTCCGGCGGAAAACGTCAGCCCCGAACCGATGGTGACTGATGACCAGGTATTCGCCGCCGAACGGTAATAGATCGTGTTCGTGCCAGACAGTGCCGCAATCGCGGTCAGGTCGGCGTCCAGCGGTTGATAGAGGCTATCCCCCGCCGCCTTGTCGAGAATGTTGCCGGTGGAAGAACCGACCGTCTTGAAGCTCACCGTGTCGGCCGCGGTGAACACCGGAACCTGCGTTCCCGCGCTCCACGCCAGTCCGGCAAGTGCGGTCAGCGTCGCGTCGGAAGGCTGATACGATCCAACCGGCTGATAGAGCGTGTCGCCAGCGGTCTTGTCGAGGATGTTCCCCGCCGCGATGCCTACGGTCTTGAGCGCGAACGTGTCCGCAGCGGTGAGGGTGAGGACTTGCGTTCCCGCCGACCATGCCACCGCCGACAGTGCCGTGAGCGTCGCATCCGAAGGCTGCGCGCCGAGGGTGTTATAGGAGATCGTCTGCGCTGCCGAGCCGTCGAACTCCGTCCCCGATGCGGCTCCCGAACCGGAATTGTTGAACGTGACCGCGTTCGGGGTCGTCGAGGTCGGCGCGTTGTTGACTTTGATAAACGTCGAACTGCTGGCGTTCCAGCAATAGGTGTTGCCGGTGTCCTCCTCGTGCCACAAGTAGCTCTGGCTCGGTCCAGATGCGGGCGTCGGCGGATTGGGCGTAAAGGCCAGTCTCTCCGCGTTCGTTCCCGAAGCGAGAAAACGGTTCAGCGTTGAGTCTGTCATTTACGGGTTCCAGGCGACCATGATGAGGCTTCCGGCACCGTCGCTGATGAGGACGGGTGGCTCTGCGCCACTGACAAGCGGGATGAACTGCGCCGCGCCGAACGTGTCGTCGTTGGCGCGGTTCAGCAGGTAATTGATGGCGTTCCCGAACCGGGTGAAGATGTCGTTGGTCTGGAACGTCGGGACGTTGGGGTAGAGGTTGGACATCAAACCCCTTTCGTGCTAGCGACACGCTGGGCGCTAGACGCATCGCGCGGTAGGCGCGCTCTGCTCGATGCGAGACAAAGTGAGTATGCCTCGGCTCGGCCGTCAAAGCTGAAAGCTGCGCCCATTACCGCATATCCCCCGCCTCGAACTCGTATTCACAGCCCTGGACGTAAGACCACCTGGTTCCCGCGGGGATCGACCACTGGTTGTCGAAATACCGCCCATTTGCCCTCAGGGGCATCTTCCCGTTGCTGCGCATAGAACCCGTCGAAACAAGGCTCTCACCGTCCCCGGCGTTGAGTTTGGCATTGATTGAGACCGAAGCGCTCGTGGCGTCCGTCACCATCCGCACCGACCGCAGCCTCGACCGCCGTCCGGGCGTCAGTTCGATGTTCTTCTGCACCCCGCTTGCCTGCATCGGCGTGCCCGACAAAGACCCGAGCTGGTTGCTTCCATCCACCACCAGCAGAAGCGGGTTTCCGCCCGCCAGCGAAGGATCGTCCAGGCTGATCGGGATCGAATCCAGCCCGGACGGGTAAATTGCATCCAGCGAGTCAATCGACACGTTCGACGTGCGCCCGGTAAGCAGTCCTGTCACATCGGTTTCAATCGTTGACCAGCGCTGCAAGACCCAGTTGTAAACCACGACCCGCCCCGGCGTGCCAGGCATGGCCCAATAGACCTCGGAGCGCCTTGGCGAGACCGCGGCCCAGACATTGGCAATGTCCTCGCGCGAATGGCGCGAGAAGAACCAGCGGTTGACCTTCTCATCCCCAATCGGAGTAACCGTCTCCCCGTCGCACATCTCGAACCCGCGCTCGGAGATGAAGAAGATCAGCCTACCGACGTTCGCCACCGATCCCGCCGCCATGCACCCGACCTCGGGCGAGATGACATCGAACTGGAAAATGACCGGCGGGCCAACGTAGGACACCCGGCGGATGGTGTTCTTTTGCAGGATGATCGCATATTCGCCGCCGACGATCCTGACGCCTGTCCCTCCGTCCAGAAGAGGCTGGAAGTCAGACTGGTTCTCGCCTGCCGTCCATCCTGTGCAATCGTTGAACGCCGACCATACCGCCTGTGAATCGGCGGTGAGGCACATGACGAAGTCCTTGACCGTGCAGACATCGATCGCATTGGCCGGCGCGTCGGTTAAATCCGAAGCCGTGCCCGCGATCAGCTCATACCGGCCCAGTTGCCCCCCGTTGGCATAGACAACATTGTCGCCGAACTGCGCCAGATGCCACCGGCCAGACGTGACGACCGACGCGATATCCGACCATGCGCCGCTGTATTTGCGGAGCTTGACAGACGTGGCGGAAAGCAGCGTCGAATTGCCGTCCGAACCGATGAACGCGCCGCCCCCGACGAATGCGCCCCCAAGCGATGACGTGACCGCCTGGAACGAGCCCACCGGAGCATAGCCGTTGGTGATCGGAAGCACGTTCTTCGCTTCGGTGAGCGCGTTGGAATGTGACGGAGCGGCGTCCGGCGTGAACTTGCCGAACGGGATTTCCTTCAGCACTTGGCGCGTCCGCCGACCTGCGTAACCATCGAAGGGACCAGCGGACCCGCGCCGAACCGGTCGTTGCGCGAGGTCTTGTTGATCCGCTGCATCACATTGTCGAGCAGCGCCTTCCACTGCGCCGCCCTGACAGCATTATCGAGGTGGCATTCGGCATGGAACAGCGTGGCGTAAAGGTAGGCGTCGGGATGCTTTTGTAAGAGCCAATTGGACGGCGAATAAACCGACAGAGGCTCGATCCGCGCCCAGTAGTCCATCGTCAGGAGGATCGTGCCGGACGGCGGTGGAACCAGCCGGATCGCGTCCGAGATCAGGGTATATGCAACCGGCGTTCCCGTCGTGCCGTCATAGCTCTGACGGATCGCAGTTGGTGAAATGGCCTTCAACGGGCGGTCGGGTGAACCTTCCTCGTAGATCGCCCGCATTGCGAGATAGTCTTCGGGCAGCGTCGTGTCTTCGCTGGTCGCCTCGCCGATGGTGGTAGCTTCCATTTCCAGCGTGCGCAGCTCGCGGTTGAACATCGCTTCGGCCATCTGGATGAAGACCGGAACCTTGTCGTTCAGATCATCTCGGTCGAGCCAGTCGTTGACCGTCGTCTTGAGCGTGGCGAGATCGGGGATTGCGCCGGGTGCGCTGATGTCGAGCGAAATTGCCATGACGCCTCCGGTTATGCGGAGGCGGTCAGCCTCCCGTAGCGGGGCATCTTGGCCCAGCGTTCGACCCGCTCTTGTTTGCGGGAAATGCGAAAATAAGCTCCGGCTTCCACCCAGGAGCGCAGCTTGATCGAAATTCGTCGCGGGGTTCGGTATCCCGGCTTGCGCGGCATTTCGATGCCGACCTTGCCGTGCTGGATGCCGACGCTGCGAAGAAGCCTTAGAAAGTCATCGAACCATACATCGGTGGACTTGAAGCCGAGCGTTGCGCCCTGCCGATTATGGCGAACACAAACGTAACCCTCGCTGTCCATGAGCCCTGCGATGAACGCCAAGCGTTCCGCAGAAGTGGCATCGAAGATCCAGTCCGGTAGTTTCCGCTTGTTGTTGGTGGAGTCCTGAAACGCTTGACAAAGGTTTGGATCGCCGCACCGCAGCCGATGCGTTAGTGCTGCATTTGCAAACCGGCGATCTTGGCACGTCGTTATTGTGACTGCGTAACTCGTGAATGCTTTCAACGCGACTTGCGCTGCCTCCGCGAAATCGCGGTCGGTCACGCTCAGCACAAAGGCCGGATAGCCCTGATGGTTATAGACGCATCCATCACCCAGATATGCGCCTAGAAGATACGCCCATTTTTCGCCGGAAGACACGGCGTTTTTCTTACCACATTCGCGCGCAGGACTGAATCAAATAATGATGTCGCGGCACTTGAGGTAGCGGTAATCCGAACTGTTCAGCAGCCGCTTCACGCCGTCTCTGTGTGCCGGGTTCCAGGCATTGACGCCGTGCTTGACCAGCCATTCATACATCACGCCAACAGGGATTTCGGCGACCTTCTCATTGTCGCTCATCCTGCCGATGTTGTAGTGGTTGGCCGCCTCTTTGTTGCGATCGAGGACGGCACCGATGCTGCGGGCGTCCTGCTCATAGCGAACCAGAACGCCCGTAGGATCGTCGGGATGGTCTCCGATATACTTCCGGAGTCCGGTGTCCCGGTTGTAGTCGATTAGCTCCCAGTTAGACACGGCGCGCCGCGCCTTTGTCGATTAGCGCCTGCGCAACGCTCTTCTCGACCACCACGATTGCGCCGCGCTCAGCGATGATGCCGGCAGCTATTGCAGCACCGCCTTCGTGGGTAATTTCGATTTCCAGCTCATCGGCGGCAAGGTCAAGTTCGGCCTGAATACCCGTCTGGATTTCAATGACCTTAGCCTCAAGCGAGGCTTGCGCACGG